TTCTGGAACAATCTTACTAACAGTAACAGTTAGTAATCCATCTTCAAACTCAACTGACTTAACTTCTGTATCATCAGTTATAGTCCAAGATCTACTAAAGGATCTTTGTGCTAATCCTTGATGGGTATAGTTAGACTTTTCAGTATTGTCTTCCTTACCACCTTCAATATTAAGTTTACCATGTTCAGTATAAACTTTAATGTCTTTCTTTTTGAAACCAGCAAGAGCAACCTCAAGCTTTGTTTCTACATTGTTTACCTGAATAATATTGTAAGGGGGATAATTCTGTTGTGTTGGAGTATGAAAAAAACGATCAAGATAATCGTCCATTCCTATTCCATTTTGTCTAATTACCTTCATCAATTCTGGAAGGTTTTCGACATGATACCTTGCTAGGTTACCCATGATAGTAGCTCCTTAATAAGCGAGTTTGTGTTTTGTGAACCCTTTCGGCGTTCATCTATATTTATAGCACAGACCATAAAAAAACGGGGTCGTAAACCCCGTAGTTTTTTATTCGGTTTCCTGTTCCTGCGGTTTAGTCTTCTTACCTATATTATATTTCTGTTCTAGTATCCAATCTCCTTTGTCTTTATATGCAAGAACCTTAATCTGATTAAGAGGTGCTATGTCAGCAACATCAGTTTCCTTGACTATAGATATCAAACCCCAATCAGCAAGGAGACGAGCAATACGATTCCTACGCTGAACATCGTTAGATGTAAGGTTTGCATGTTTCCCATCAAGGGCAAATAACTCCTTGAAGTGAACTATAAA